GCCGCGCCTATCTGTTGCAATAGAGCTTGGATAAAATTATGATACTCGTTATTGGGTCGGCCGGGTGTTGCGCTGCTGATATCTTCTCCCTCTTGGAGTTGGAACACATAACCAGAGCGCAGATTAAAGTTACCCTGATCAAGACCCTGATTGCGCTTAACATTACCAGACGTCGTCGGGTCATTAAATATCTGATCTGAGCCAGCTGGATTACCCTTGGTGGTGACCGCCAACACAAACATGCTAGCTGTAATAGCTGCCTCTAACTCTGCTTTAGTGTACTCTTGTAGTATCTTAAGATTGCGTAACACGGGGGTCAATAGCGGGGCAGCTCTTGACTGACCGGGACGTCTCTTATGTGCTAGATGTAACATCTGCACTCGACCTGTCTGTCGATTAACCTTAGGCACTCTTGTCCACTCTCGATCAGCGTTAGATATATTGTCACCCTCATAATGATTAGCAACGTGATAAGCTATTGGTGCACCTTTAGTGTCATACTCGATGCCACCTCTCATGCGTGGCGTATCCTCTTGATCCCAAGGATTACGGACTCGGTCTGCCTCGATAACTTGTAGTGTTAGTTGATACGGGCTGCGTCTCTTGCGCTTGCGAGTCATTAGCACAAATACATCACCTGACTCAAGCATGCTGCGATAGATTAATTGCTGTAACTCGCTAAATGTGTATTGATCACCGACATGAGCTTGACTATCGTTAGCCCAGAGCTCCCATTCTCTCTCGATGTCCATCTCTCGCATATCCAACTTATCGTCTGGACTATCGATCATCTCTCGATCAATATTAGCGTGATGCTTAAGTCCGGGACCAATCACATTACTAACCATAAGATCGACAATAGCTCTAGAGATACTATCGTTAGATACTAGATGTCGAGAGCGAGATCTTAGTGTCGGTAGATCCCAACTATTATCAGCATCCTCGTCGGGATGGTTACTCGTCGGGTTAAACGACGATAGATAGCGATCAGATGTTGCTGATCCCTCATAATGTCTCTGAGATGCTAGTTGTCTATATGCTTGACGACGATAAGCCCACGCGGGGCTAATATATGACGCCAGTTTATCGAGCCAATTGGCCATAGTTATAACCTCGGTGTGTTAAGCTTGATGCCGTCTAATTGATTTAATTCTGATTGTAGCCATTCTATCGTTTTTCTGACTTCTGCAAGATCGGCTCGCTTTAGTGTTCTACTACCCGTTTCTGTGTCAATGGTGTATTCAGCCCCGATTGCTATACGCTTCATCGCTTTTCGGTATTCGTCTAGTAATTCTTTCAGCTCTGTTTTTGTTAGTCCTGCCATTTAGCTTTTACTCCTTGCCTCTTAAATCAATAGTGCGACAAGGTTGCGCATATCAAGAGGCGTGTCGCACATGTTATTCGGGGCCCTGTTTATAGAGCGACTGGGCCAGCACCGCTATGTAGTAGGAGGCAACCTACTTAATTTTACATTGTCTATTGACATTATAGCATATTTTTAAGCGTTTGTCAAGTCTTAATAACGATTTTACCATGGATCGTCTATATTGTCATCGTAATAACTAATCACCCGTCTATTGATATTACGCTGCTTGGGTATCTTGTTACGATCATCATAATACTTAGCGATCTCATCTAATGTAGTACGCTGTAGTAAGATATGGAGTCCCGCTAATATATATACGTTAACGTCTAGAGCCTCATTACGTCGGATCTTAACATAATGGTTGATCTCATGTCCTCGTCGGTATGTCCTGACTCGCTTCTCGCCGGTTAACTGCTTAAAGTACTCTTGATCATAACCAGCGTCCTCCGATGCCGGCCAATGGTATGCTCCCGGACCCTCGTCCTTCCAGAGCCGGCTAAATATCAGGTCTTTAGCCTCTACTGTACCGACCATGTAGATCTCTGGTCGATCAGCTGTCGCTTTAGATCGCTTAATTAATGGTACACCTTGATAGGATGACCCCTTGACAGCATAATAACGCGGGTTGCGCTCCACAAATCGATAGACCATCTGCGTGTAGTGACCACCTGTATCCACAGTAGCGATCATGACATAGATCTGCTTACCTGTAGCATGTCTAAACGGTCTTGTCAAGCGTTGGTCAAGCTCGTCCCAGATCTCTCCAAACGCTGGGTCACCATATAATACCTTATACTCGATACCATAACTATTGTAATACTCGTCATAACCTCTGATCTCATACTCAAGTCGATCATCTTGTACGTCAACGCCGGCTATTAATGCCACAACATCATTAGGTACTGTGTGTTGATACTCCTCTCGGCGTCTTGAGAGCATCTCCCATGGTAGCTCTTTGGTATCTTGATCTTCGTATACTTCGCCTAATTTTGTGTTAACAAAAACCTGCAATAATTGACGATCGTCTTTTGCCTCAAAAAACTCTTCAGCGAGACTCCCCCAGCTCGTCCATGGTGATGCTAGAGCATTCAAGTGAAAGCCAATTCTAGTTTTATTTTCGGGGTTCTGAGGCTCCCATTTGGACTGTGACAGCATTTTTTGCTTCTGGCTGTGACATATATAGGCTTCGCAGGCTTGACACTGATATTGGGCTTTCTGTGGCTCTCCGTCGGGCCACTGTACTTGACGCCACAATAGTGGTTGATACTCGCTACAATAAGGACACGGCACCAACAATTGTCGTTGATCGCTATCTTGATATAATTGATCGATACGAGATTGGCCCTCAATTGTTGGAGTGGACACAGCGACAAGTTTTCTATTGTGGAATGTAGCGGTACGTTGTCTAGCGAGATTAATCGGATCACCTTCATGGCCACTTGATATAGCAAAACGATCGACTTCGTCAAATAGTACAATACGCACGGGACGTGCTGCTAGTTCTGATGGTGATTGGGATGATACGAGTGTAACGTGCCCGCCTTCAAAGCGCTTACGTAAGGTCGTCGATTTTTTGCTAGCGCGATCAAATTTCCTTCGGAGTGATGGACAATCTCTTATCATTGGCGCGATACGGTCTTGAGCAAACGTTTTAGCCATACTGTCTGTTGGATATACCATTAATACCGGAGCTGGGTCCTTGTCAACGTGATAACCCAATATGTTCAGCAAAATCTCTGAATTATGTGTTGGCACTAAGGATTTACCGGCTAGATAGACACTATTGGGGGACGCCACGTCGATACACTTAACATCACATTGACCGATATACTCGATATTAGTAATACGGCGTCTCTCAGTTTCAGAGTGCCTCGTTTTAGATGACTTGTATTTTTGATTTCTAAGCTTTCGAGGTAATGATGCTAAATTGATGTCATCTCGATATACCATAAAAGATATACGATAAGCTCGTTTTCCTTTTTTGGGATCCTTTTTGTAAAGAGTTGATTTAACGCCAAAGCTAGATAAAAGCTCCCTAAAATCATCGGCTAACTTTTTATCTATTGTTGTATATTCTGCTCTTCCTCCACGTTTATCGATAGAACCATCAGTATCCATCAATCCATGTAGCAATGATAATCTTTGGTCGATGGATCCTTGTTTATAGATTTCAGGTATATGCTTATTTCCTTGTAACCCTAACCTTTTTAACTCACGGCTAACTGTTTTATCTTGGTGATTTGCCAATCCATCAAAACTTATTCGCTTAGAATTTCTAGGGTAAGTATTCCAATTTGAACTAGGGCGGTATCCTTTTTTCCTCAGCTTAGTCAAATAATGGCTCTCATCATCAGGATGTAGAGTTATTTCAGCGTAATAATTCCTACCGTCGCCTAACCAGAGGCCCAATACGTAAGGGTCTATCGGTAGATCTTTCGGTTCAGTCATTAGTCTGGATGTGTTAGGGATCACCCAGTTGTTAGCTACTTTACCGTCAGATTTGTAATGATAATAGTTATTTTTTATCTCATTCGTTGTCTTAATATATTTTCTTTTGCTTTTATTGTGGCCATAATTAAGTTCCCACTCATGTTCGCCGTCCGCAATAAGACTAGATCCGTCGCTTAAGGTTACAAGATAGCTATCTCTATTACGTTGTATACCAGTGACAGCCTGTACTCTATAGGGGTATCCATCGTTATTGTATACGTAATCTCCAGACTTAATATCCCTCATATACTTCCAGCCGTCAATGGTTAATATAGGAGTATATATCTCCAGAGCCTTACCAAGCTGGGACCCAGTTCTAAACACGATCTCCTCAATATCTGGGTCGCTAACCGCATCTTGCATCTCCTGCTGATACGGTGCTCTAGATACACGATATTTTCCGGCTTCCGCTGATGCCTCGGAAGATAGATAACGATTACGCTCTGCCCACTGAGTTACTGTCAACTTAGGG